TTTTTCAACTTCCTGATGCAAACGAGCATTGAAATACAATCCGTTTTCATCCTTTTCAAATTTGCTGAAAATATCTTCATCATATGTTTTACATATCTTCAACATATCACGCTCCGACAAATGCCCCATTTGATGCTGATAGCAAAGCAACTTAATGTATTTACCGATTTGCTCATCACTCATTAAAGCCGTTCCGGTTAAAAAATCGGATGAGTAGAATAAAAATGCAGGGTCTTTGCTCATGACTTCAAGGTTAATTTTTTGCACTGCTGGTAGTACATGATTTTTAATTGATGTTCGTCTTTTAAAAAGTCACGTTGAGCATCCGTAATTTCACCACGTTGGCATCGGTAATCTTCGTACTCTTGACGAATTTCAAAATCTTCAATTTGATAATCGCATTCAGCGACTGGTAATTTGGTTGGTTTGTAGAGGTTTATTTTTTCCATAAAAAAAACACCCACACTTTCAAGAGTTGAACCCGGTTGGAAGTTAACCGTCTCTTTACTTGCGTGGGTGTTAGTTGGGAGTTTTTTCATTTTGCTTCCTATTCTCGGCACGGGGTTCAGTCGTGTTGTTCCGATATGCAATATTAAAAAAGAATTTTCAAAAAAACAAATTTATTTTTCCGGTGGAATAATTTTAATCGTGTAATTATCACCTTGGATTGTTTCACCTTTTTCTTGAACTCTTTTGGCAATGTCCAGCAACTTTTTTATTTCGTCACGTACATTGTCCGCATAAAAGGTGTAGTTACCAGTGTAGATACTTTCGTTTTTTTTGCTATTATGAAATTCATCGATTTCAATTAGCACCTCTTTGTATTGTACTTTAATTTTCATTTTTATTATTAAATTATGCGATAATGCTATTTTAAAACAGTTTCGTTTTGAACTCTTACTTCGTGAGATGTTTTACCGCTTGATGTTGTATAAATACTTTCTATTTTTCCACGACAATCTGTCCAATAAACAGCGCGTCCACCATCTAAAAATCGGTAAATTTTGCATCCATTTTTTTCAAAAAGCAACTCCAATTTGAATTCGATATTTGTTGTTTGTTCTTTTTGTTGTGCTTGACTATAACATCCAGTAATCACTACTGCTAACAGCACACTTGCAAAAGCAAAAATTTTATAAGTAAATTGTAATCTTTTCATTTCTATTCTAGAATTTTGAATTTGTATATTAGCATAATTACAGCAAATGTAATTACGGCAACTGTTAAATCATTACTCATATTAAATTTATTTTTTAATCGTTGGAATAATCTGTGCGGTCAGCCATGTCACGCAAATCAATGGCTTCATCTTCCTGCCAGCGGATTTTGCATTCAAGGTACCATGACCAGCCCTTTTCCCATTGGTTGAATTCTTCGCTGCGTAATGGATAAGGGTTGGTTCCATCGTGCTGCTGCCACTGATAACGCTTGCATGCGTGGTAGCCTTGATCAAATATTGTGTTTTCCATGTCGCAAACATAGTATAAAAAATTATATCTGCAACAATTTATGTAAAATATTTTTATTGAAGTTATCCACATTTTGACAAAATAGAACATTTACGAATAAACTTTGTGCATCAAAGCGCACACGAAAGCATATCTCAAAGGCATGGGTTACGGTGTAGCTGATTTTATCCCGTGTGAGGTGTGCCATACGCAGGCGGTGGACATTCATCACATCGAAGCAAGGGGCATGGGTGGAACCAAAAAGGTTGACACCATCGACAACCTGATTGCACTTTGCCGGGAATGCCATATCAAGTTGGGGGATAAAAAGGAATACAAGGAATTTCTGCAAGATATTGTCAGCTCGCGATAAGATATTGACCGAGATAGCAACAAGCGAATGGATTAACCAAGTCGCCAAAAACATTGGCGGCAAGCATAGCCTGGAGATGGTGCAGGAATTTATGTTGTATCTTTGCCAGCTACCAGACCACAAACTTGAAGAACTCACCACCAAATACAATATCAAGTGGTATGCCATCCGCTCCTTTGTAAACATGATACACGGAAACACCCGGACACAATTTTTCAAAAACAACCTACGAATTTCCGAAACCCTACCCGATAATGTTGATACAATACCTGATGAAAGCCGACCAGACAAAGAGGTCATGTATTCCCTATTCGACACAATCAACTTTCAAACGGTGGCAGTCAAATTCGACCGGGCTGAATGGTATGTCGTACGGCTTTGGGAACTTTATCAGCAGCATATCAGCATGGCCGCAATGGCGAAAATGACAAAAATCAACTACCGGGAAATTCAGCAGATAATCAACGAAATAAAGAAACAACTAAATGATAATTACAATGCCATTATCGACTAACATTATAGCACTGGCCTGCTTATGCGTAATCATGAGCCGGTACGTTTACCCACCACTTGTCAGTTTTATACTGAAAGTGGACAGCCGGAACCGGGATGCAGTGAAACCCTGGGAGTGTGGTTTCTGCCTATCTTGGTGGATGGGTTGTGCTGTTTGGATTTACCAGTTTGGTATTTGGGGTGTGGCCTATGCAGCCATGACCGCAGTTTGTGGAGCATTTATTGACCGCTACCTATGACCGAACAAGACAAAGCCATCTGTCTGCAATTAAAAGCGCACGTTGATCAAGTCAACCGCACCGGAACGCTGGCAATTCCACCGGATTTGTACGGAAAGGTAAATGAAATATACAAGCGGAAACACGGCAGACATATTCCGGCTTGTCGTAGCTGCATGGTTGATGCAATAAAGTCACTTTACAATGAAGCAAATGGTTAAAATTATACACTCCGGGAACGCAGGCGACTTGATTTATAGCCTGCCAGCCATGCGCAAGGCATCGGAAATCCACAACAACCCGGTGCATTTGTATCTTCGCATCAATGTACCCGGGCAGTATGCCGGAATGAACCATCCCCTCGGCAATGTGCAGATGAACCAAACCATTGCAGAGATGCTGACACCCTTGCTGCTGTCAACTAAATTCATCGGCAAAGTAGAAATCACGGAGCAAGCGGAGCAAGTAGATTACAACTTTGACCTATTCCGAAAAATCCATAACTACACCGGGCATATAAGCCAGTGGTATTTTCATGTTTACCCGGAACTAACCTGCGACCTTTCAAGGCCGATTGATTTCAACCTTAAAAAATCAACCCCACAATTTGACATCGTGCTTAACCGGACTTCCCGGTATCACAACCCGACTTTTGATTACAGCATCCTGAAACCATACCAAGACCGCATTACCTTTGTAGGGTTGCCGCAAGAATTTAAAATTATCAGCGCAAAGCTGCCGGATATTAAATACCACCCGGTGCAGGATTTTTACGAGCTGGCCCAAGTGATTGCAAGTTCCAATCTATTTATCGGCAACCAATCAATGGCTTATGCAATCGCAGAGCAAATGAAGCACCACCGCATTTTAGAAATATGCCCAAGTGCTCACAATGTAATTCCGACCGGGGCAAACGGGTACGGGGCATGGACTGTCTTAAACCTTATACAATTACTCAAAAATGGCTGAAACAAGAAAAGCACACCAACGCAGATTGGCAGCAGGATTTTACGACCTTTACATCAAAGGGCAGGGCATTGACATCGGCTGCGGCAGAATTGACACCCACGATGGGGTGGACACCATCAGCCTGACCGATTGCATCCACCACGACAAAGACGATTGCGATGCAACCACGATGGACAAATACGCTGACAATACCTTTGACTATGTTTACGCTTCCCATGTGCTGGAACATTTGGATAACCCGGTGACCGCTATCCAAAACTGGCACCGCATTTGCAAACCGGGTGGGCACATCATTATCAGCATTCCACATCGTGACTTGTACGAACGTAAAAAAACGCTGCCGAGCCGTTGGAACCTTGACCATCGTTATTTCTATTTGCCGTATTCCTGCGAGCCGCCACACACTTTCAGCGTTGAGGGTATATTGCTGCAAACGGGTATAAAAGAGAATTGGGATATTGAGGTCATAGACACGGCCACCAATCATGACAAGCCGGAAGAACACAACAACGGAGAATTTAGCATCGAAGTAATCATAAAAAAATATGCAGTGGGTAAAACTAAGCGAAGTAAAAGCAAATCCAAATAATCCCCGTGTAATCCGGGATGACAAGTTTGCAAAATTGAAGCGGTCGATTATTGACTTTCCTGAAATGTTAGAAAAGCGACCATTGGTTTGCTATACCGAAGGTGACCATTACATTGTGCTGGGCGGCAATATGCGCCTGAAAGCATTGTCGGATATCGGGGCAAAGGAGATACCGATTATTCTCGCAGACGAATGGACAGAAGAACAACGGGCGCAATTCCTGATTAAGGATAACGTGGGCTTTGGTGAGTGGGATTGGAACACCCTTGCAAACGAATGGGATGCGGAACAACTTGAAGCGTGGGGTTTGGATTTGCCACCTATGGATGCAATCGAATTGGAAGCAGAAGAAGACGATTACGAAATGCCCGATGAATTGCAGACAGATATTGTGCTGGGTGATTTGTTTGAGATAGGAGAACACAGATTGCTTTGTGGGGATAGTACAGATAGCGACCAAGTGGCAAAGTTGATGAATGGGGAGAAAATAGAATTAGTATACACAGACCCTCCATATTCATCTGGTGGAAGTCAAGAAAGCGGAAAAGTTAGTGGTTCGATTGGTGCAAGAGGTCAAAAAACAATAAAAAATGATAATTTAAGCACAAGAGGTTACCGTTTATTGATGAATGATGTGTTGGCTTTATGTCAAGAAGCACATACTGCATTTATATTTTGCGATTGGAAAATGTGGATAGAAACATTTGATATTGCAGAAAGGGCTGGTTTTAGAGTTAGAAATATGTTGGTATGGGATAAAATGCAAATGGGTATGGGAATGCCGTTTAGAAATCAACATGAATTGTGTTTGTTTGCATCAAAAATAGCTGGGAAAATTGGCGATGGTGGGACACCAAATGTATTAAAACATAATAGAGATAGAGAAGCAGAACACGCAACACCAAAACCAATAGGATTAATCAATGATATGTTGAAACAAATTGATAGTTTTAATGTATATGACCCATTTTCAGGTGGCGGTTCAACAATGGTAGCAGCACACCAACTCAAACGCAAATGTTATGGAATGGAACTTGACCCTAAGTATTGCCAAGTGATTATTGACCGCATGATTAAACTTGACCCGACACTTCCAATCAAACGTAACGGGCAAACTTACAACCGACAAACAACCGATGGCCAATAAATTAGACAACCTTAAAAAGGGGGATGGATTTGATAGCCACCCCGACAGAATTAATAAGAACGGCAGACCAAAAAAGTTTGTCACTCTGCTAAAGGAAAACGGCTACAAAGTAAGCGAAGTAAACGACACCGTGCAGGCGATGCTATCAATGACACTGGATGAGCTGAAAGACGTATGGCAAGACCCCAAGGCCACCATCCTTGAAAAGACGATTGCCAATGCTATGCGGAAGTCATTGGAGAAGGGCAGCTTGTATAGCATTGAAACGCTGCTTTCCCGTGTGTTTGGCAAACCGAAAGAAACAGCCGATGTTAACCAAACGGTTCAGGGCGAAATAAAAATAACACTTGATTTAGGCGACAAATGAAATACTACACCAAGCGCAACAAAAGATACCGCAGCTGGCATAAAAAAATGACACTGCTGGACACCGCCTATCTTAAAATCAATTATCCCAAAATCAGGGAGTTGTTTCAGCAGATAAAGGAAATAAAGCTATGAAGGTGCTGGCACTTTGGCAAGGCATGGGTGGTGTTGAATACCACCGCCTTTACACCCCCTTAAAACGGCTGCAAATCGACCATGCGGAAGAAATCGAGGTGAACGTATCGCAGGAGTTTGTTAAGTCAGGACTGCCCGAACTGAAGCAATACGACCTTGTTTTGTTCAACCGGGATTTGGGAGAACTGCACTATGAAATCCTGCACTACCTTGCCAAGCATGAAATTCCCTACATCGTGGATATTGACGATTACTGGGTACTGCCTAAGTTCCACCCGATTTACAAATACTACCGCAGCAACAAAATAAAGCAGCGCATCATTGATGCCATCCGTTATGCCGATGGTGTGACCACCACAACCGATTTCCTTGCCAACGAAATCCGGCAGTACAATCAAAATGTGCAAGTGCTGCCCAATGCCCTTGACCTGACCGATGAACAATGGCTTGCAGAACCACAGCAGCGTGATGTGATCACCTTTGGCTGGGTGGGTGGCATAACCCACAGCAACGATATCATGCTTATATCCGATGCGATTGCCAAAATGTGCGACTATTACGGGGATAAGGTGCGGTTCGTGCTGTGCGGTTATCAGCCGGGCAGTATGTGGGAAAGCATCCTATACAAGTTCAACGGGTGCAGCGAAAGATTACGGCCCCAAGTAGTGATTGCACCATCGCAAAACGTTAATGAGTACGGCAATTTTTACCGGTTGTTTGACATCGCACTGGCACCGCTTGAAGATAACAAGTGGAACAACTGCAAGAGCGAACTGAAAATAATTGAAGCGGCTGCATACGGCCTGCCAGTTATCGCATCGGAAGTGGCTCCCTACCTTTCTACCAACCCCGGTGTGAAGTTCACGCAGAACACCCCGGAAGCGTGGTTTGCTGCCATGCGCCAAATGTATGAACTTGCCGACCTTAAAATGGTGGGCAACAATAACCGAGAGCAAACGAACAAAATACACGATTTGCCGACCATCAACCAAAAGCGGTTAGCCTTTTACAAACAGCTATGCAAATAACCTACACCCGGCCATTCGTAACTGATTACCAACGCAGGATTTTAGACAGCCCTGCGAGGTACACTATTACGGCAGCGGCCACCAAAGTAGGTAAAACAGCCAGCCACATCATTTGGCTATTTGAGCAGGCATTGGCACTCAAAGAAAATCAATCGGTTTGGTGGGTTGCCCCGGTATATCAGCAGGCAAAGATTGCTTTTAGGCGTATGCGTACCCAAGTTACCGATAAAAGTTTCTTCAAGGTGAATGAAAGCGAACTGCGACTGATTACCCCAATGGGCGGTGTCATTCAATTTAAGTCCGCAGAAAAGCCGGATAACCTATATGGGGATGATGTATATGCAGCGGTCTTTGATGAGTTCACACGGGCCCGTGAGGATGCGTGGTTTGCCCTGCGTTCAACCCTGACAAAGACACAAGGCAAATGCAAACTGATTGGTAACGTAAAAGGCAAAAAGAACTGGGGATATAAGATGGCCGAACGTGCCCGGATGGGTGAGCCGGATTACGAGTTCCACAAAATTACGGCCTACGATGGCGTGAACGCTGGCATCTTAGCCTTTGAGGAAGTGGAGCAGGCGAAAAGGGATTTGCCACCACATATATTTTCGGAGCTGTATCTTGCCGAACCAACGGAGGATGGCAGCAACCCATTTGGATTGTCATTCATCAACCAGTGCATTGCACCATTGTCCACCAAGCCAGTGGAGTGGTACGGCATCGACCTTGCAAAATATACGGATTGGAGCGTGATTATCGGATTGGATGCTGAATACCGGGTAGCGCACTTTGACCGCTTTCAAATGGATTGGGCGCAAACGGAGCAGCGCATTATCAAAACGGTTGGCAGCAGCCCGGCAGCAGTGGACAGCACGGGTGTAGGTGACCCGATTGTGGAGAATATCCAACGGCAATGCCCAAAGATTTTAGGGGTGAAGTTTACATCGGTCAGCAAGCAGCAGCTAATGGAGCAACTGACAGCCGATGTGCATGCCGGGGCGATTGGTTTCCCGGAAGGAATTATCGCAGACGAGATGCGGAACTTTGAATTTGAACACAGCCAAACCGGGATGAAATATTCTGCACCATCCGGATTGCACGATGATGCTGTGGTTGCGCTTGCCCTTGCCCGGCATTGTTCCATAAAAAACAAAAAGGGAGTATTTTTTTTAGTATAACTTCGTATATTTGTAGCATGGAA